AAGAACTTAAAGCAGATTTTGACGCATATAAAGCTACCCATCCATAAGGAACAATATACATGGGTGATAAAAATTTTACTATCGGCGGTTTAATGGTTATGGTTGATCGGCTAGAGGTTGATTGGGCGGAACTTCGTTAATGCAATTTACATGGGAATTTCCTCAATTTATTGTTTCTCCTTACTATGATGGTTTAACCAACGTAGTAACAGCTATAAATTGGGTATGTACTGGAACAGATGGGTTGGTAAGTTCATCAAGTTCTGGTACAGTACGGCTTGGTACGCCAAATCCGGCAGAATTTGTTCCATACGATCAAATTACGCAAGCTATGGCGTTCCAATGGGTGTCTGATTCCATTAGTATACCGGGAGTTGAAGCAAACATTGCATTGCAAATTCAACACATCTCTGCACCACAAGTACAGCCACAAAGTCCACCATACGGGAAATGAACATGGAAAATCTTGAAATTGAATTGAAACTTACTGTTGCTCACGTCAATATGGTTTTAAAACACCTATCTAACGGTGTGTATGTTGAAGTTGCTGACCTTATTGCTTTGTTACATTCACAGGCAAAACCACAGGTTGAAACAGCAACTGCTTCTATTCCTGTTAGCCAAGAAGCGCCAGCAGAATAAGGACAGTTAAACATGACAACCGGCTTGACGTATAGTTCTTACGTACAACAGATTTCTACGCTGGCGGTTGTTCCTTCATCCGACACGAATTTCCAGATCATATTGCCTATGGCAATATCATACGCTGAATTGCGCATGATACGTGATCTGGATTTTCTGTCGTCTCAGGTTTACGACGATACATCTTTTTCAACGACTCAGAACAATAACCTTTTAACAATCCCCGCTGCGTCATTCATCACGCTGCAAACCATTCAAGTCAACAACGTTGGTGTGCTAACTCCGTTAACACCCGTTGCAAAAGAGTACATTCAAAATGTCTATAACAGCACCGCAAGCGCGGGTGTGCCAAAATTTTTCGCTGTTTATGGTGGCGATTCAGCCACGACTGGAAACACAAGCCAAAACATTCTCCTTGGGCCGTATCCTGACGCAGCTTATCCATTAACATTAACGGGTACAGTCCACGCTGACTCTCTTTCGGCAACGACAACAACCACGTTTATTTCAACATATCTTCCTGATTTGTTTATTGCCGCCAGCATGGTTTACATCGGTGGTTATCAACGCAATTTTTCTTCTACAGGCGCAGACCAACAGATGCCGGTAAATTGGGAGCAGCAGTATCAGACGCTCCTTAAAGGCGCTACCGTGGAAGAATACCGCAAGAAGTTTCAATCTTCCGCATGGGGTCCGCAATCGCCTTCTCCTGTTGCTACTCCACAACGGGGGTAACAAATGGCTCATTCAACACTTAAACTTACTCCGGGCGTTGATGTCATCAAAACACCGACCTTAAACGAGGCGGCGCTTTCTTCGACGAATCTTATCCGATTTATGCCAGACCGAAACAATCTTGGTCTTGTTCAAAAATGGGGTGGTTGGGTAGCTTATTTGAATTATGCGTATACAGGTACAATCCGCGCCTTAAAAGGCTGGTCGGATTTAAACGCGCTAAACCATCTTGCGGTTGGAGCAGAAAATTCTTTAAGCATATTAAACATATCAGGATCAAACGTAAGTTTTCCAAGCGATATAACACCTCAAGTATTTACTACCGATACAGCGCCTAATTTTTCAACAACTGCGTACTCAAATGTTGTTTCAGTTATTGATTCTAATATCACAGCATCTGTTTTGGATTATGTAAATTATGTAACTCCTGTATCTGTAGGTGGTATGGTTTTAACGGGACCGTATAAAATACAAACCGCATCAGGTAATTCATATACAATATTTGCAAATTCTCTTGCTTCTTCTACTGTGTCCAATGGTGGTGCTTCATACACCTTTTCAGCAACTAGTGGTTCATCCATTGTAAAAGGGTATTTAGCAGACAATACATATGCACCCGGAGGAAATTTTTACGTGGGTGTACCCACATCGGTGGGAGGCTTAACTTTGTTTGGCCTTTACCTAATTATTGACACGCCAGCTACAAATGGGTCGTTAACCGCCGGTCAATTTACTTTTTCTGCTGCTAATACTGCATCATCCACTCAAGCCTCAGTTGCTATTAATGGCGGTCTTATCGACGCAACTTTTTACATTGCAATTGGCCCTCAACCGGCAGGAACGGGGTTTGGTATTGGCGGATTTGGACAGGGCGGTTTTGGCTCCGGAACAAGTCAACCGTCTGTTCCCGGAACACCTATAATGGCAACGGACTGGTCTTTGGATAACTTTGGTGAAAACTTGGTTGCCAACCCAACTGGCGGTGCTATTTATTCTTGGAGCCCAGAGGGCCAAACGCAAAATGCCCAAATTGTTGGACAATTTTCCCCATTAGTTAACGATGGCATATTCGTTGCTATGCCACAAAGACAAATTGTTGCTTGGGGATCATCATTTACTCTTCAACCCGATCCAATGCTAATTCGTTGGTCGGATGTTGAAGACTCAAGTACGTGGATCGGAACGGCAACCAATCAGGCTGGGTCGTACCGTATCCCTACAGGCTCTCAAATTGTTACTTGTTTGCAAGGACCGCAACAAGGTCTTATTTGGACTGACCTTGACGTGTGGGCTATGCAATATATTGGACCGCCGCTTGTTTATGGATTCAATAAAATTGGCTCCAACTGTGGCGCGATAAGCCGCAAGTGTGTTGGACAGCTTGGCAACGTAATCTATTGGATGTCGCAGAAACAATTCTTTGTAAATGCCGGAGATGGTCCCAAACCTCTTCCATGCCCGGTATGGGACGTAATTTTTCAAAATTTGCTGCCCGGCAACAATTACAATGGAATACCATATACGCAAAACATTCGGTGTGCGGTAAATTCTCAATTTAACGAAGTTATGTGGTTCTATCCATCGGTAAACGGCGTTGGAGAAAATGATTCATATGTTAAGTATAACACAGTTCTTAACCAATGGGATTTTGGGTCGGACACTTCTAGTTGTTCTGTTGGTCGTACTGCTTGGATTGACCAATCCGTCCTTGGCCCCCCAATTGGCAGTGGAACTGATAATTTCTTATATCAGCATGAAATAGGATATGATGCTGCCTCCGGAAGTTCGACTTTACCTATGCCTTCATCTATGCAGACTGGTTTTTTTAGCATTGCTGAAGGTGACCAAATTATGTTTGTTGACCAAATTTGGCCTGATATGAAATGGGGAACATACAGCGGCGACAAAAACGCTACGGTTTATATGACGTTGTATTGGACAAATTACGCTACTGACGCAACAGTTTCGACTGGGTCGTACTCTGGGGCTCCTAGCAATACAGTTTATTCTGATACGTTTCCAATGACGCAATCGACGGAATACATTTCCTGCCGAATTAGAGCGCGTTTGATTGCGATTAGTTTGTCATCTCAAGACACCGGAACATTCTGGCGGCTTGGCGGAATCCGTTATCGTGCAGCACCTGATGGGAAATACTAATGGCTAGTTTAGACGATATTCTGTCAACGCAAAAAAACGGGGTCATAGCCCTTAATACTATCGCAAACTATGATAAGTTGCGAACTGCATATTATGGCACTGTAAATACCAAAGAAATTGGCAGCGCAACAACTGTAACCAAAGTAATTAAAAGCACATATGGTTGGCTGGCTACGATTAGTGTCATTGCTGCCGGTTCAACCACTGGCTATATTTATGACACAAACAACTCATCTTTGACTACAGGGAATCGTATTTATGCAATTCCATCAACGTTAGGAATTGGTATATATCAAATTCAAATACCATTCGCGACTGGATTGACAATCATTACAGGGACCGGGTCTATTGTATCCTTGACATATACATAATGACCCCTATCAAAAAATTTGGTTTTAGTGTAATTCTATGGAATTACGGAGGCGGCAATGGTTAAGGCAGTAGACAACGATGGTTATCCAACCCCTCCACAAGGGATGGCTGATTTTTATCAAAATCTTTTTGAAATGCTTGGGTTCAAAAACCCATACCGCAGCAAAATAGACCCCAAATTACCAATTCAAGAACAACTGTCCCATTTTTTAAGGAGAAACGGGCCGGTTCATAATGATTTAACGAACCGTGAGTATTTGGCTAAGTATGGTGATACGTCCAGATCGCACGTAGTTCCGACATTTTCCTCACCCAATTATCCAGACCATCCGGGCCACGCACAAACCGGTTATGGTTCTGATACCATTATCCCTAGCGGAGATTACGCTGGCTGGTCTGTTTCTGAAGCAATTAAAGATAGTGCAAGGCAAACTCCTTTTCCACGTTCAAATATGCCCAACCGTCCAGACGAGGGCGGTGATTTTTCTTTGCCATCTTTTGCAAGGAACAGAACGGGAACAACACCCTCTG